AGATGACTACCTATAGGACGTTCCTAGAGATCTGTCCTCCTGAGCTAATCATTGAGAGTTGGTCTGCTGAGACACGTATCAAGATCAAAGCGGCGAACGGTAAGACCAGTATGGTTTACTTCCGTCAGCTAGAAGAACCTGAGAAACTAAGATCGCTCAATCTATCCGGATTTTATATCGATGAAGCTAACCAGGTTTCTGAAGAAGCTTTTCTACTGCTGCAAGGTCGTCTACGAGGTGCAGGTATTAGGAAAGGTATTCTTACCACTAACCCCAAAGGGCATGACTGGATTTACCGGTGGTTCCTCCAGAAAGACCACCTCAAGTCTGTCGAAGTCAAAGCACAGTACCATCTTATAAAAGCACCTAGTACCGAGAACTACCATCTGCCTGAGGGCTATATCTCCGGGATCATGGAGTCATGGGACGATGCTAGAATCAAGCGTGAGATCGAGGGTAGCTTTGATGCATTCGAAGGAATGGTCTACACTGACTTCCGTAGAGATGTCCATGTAGTCAGGCCGTTTAGAATCCCTGCCAACTGGGAACGTCATATCCGAATGGATCACGGTACTAGGAACTACGCAGCTATTCTGTTCTTCGCTGTATCACCAGAGGGTGAAGTTTATGTGACCCATGAGATCTACGAACGTGAGTGGTTCATTAAGGATCTTGTCCTAGGCAATAAAAAGGAAAACAAGCTAGGTATAGTAAACCGCATACAAGGAACGGGTAGCTACAAGTCGGCCAAGATCGATCCTAGTGTTAGGCGGAGAAATGGTACTACTAAAGAGTCCGACTACGACGAATACCTCAGACACTGGCCTGACAACCTCCCACCACTTCAGCTAGCTAAGAACGACGTGCAGTTAGGTATTGAACGAGTAAAGACATATCTAAAGGTTCATCCAAAGTTTAATAAGCCTATGCTCTATATCTTTGAGACCTGCACTAATCTTCTAGAAGAGATGACTACCTATAGGTATCAGGACTTGAAGCCAAATCAACAAGGTACGAAACCTGAAAATGAAACACCAATCAAAGTTGATGATCACGCGGTAGATGCTCTTAGGTATATGATCATTGATCTACCTGAGATGTATAAGGTTGATCTAGACGAGGCTGAGAGACTTAAGAAATATACTAATATCGAAATTGCTTTTCAGAACGAGTTAAAGAAACTCAAAGAACCTAAAACTAAAGTAGACCCATGGGATGATGGAATTTAGTGTATCAAAAATCTTCATCACTAACTATACAGAATAATTAGCTATATTGCTATATACACCGTGTCTGTCTAGCTAGAACCTATATAATCGTTCCTATACCTATATATGAGACATCCTGTCTTAACGGTCGCAAGCGCGGACCTCTAAAGCGCCAAGCAAACAAAGGATTTATTAATGGCTTTCGTAGCATCAGCATTGACCACAGAACCCAGGAAAATCGCTCTTGGACCTATCAACATCGAGATACAAAGCTTTTCATGTCTTTCTACAGACATCACCGGAACCGCAGCTGCTCTACGAATGAGCAGAATTGATGACGTGTTCGTTATTACTCCAGGGACTGTTTGTCAAACCGTTGCTCCTGTAATCTCAGGCCTTAATGCAACTTTCACATTCGCTGACCCAGCGGCCGCTTGCACAGGCTACGTAGCAAAAGCAATCAACGGTTATATCGTTTTCTTAGGAAGATAACATGGCCAATCTATATCAAGCATTAGGCGGTGGGCAGCCATCAGCAGATCAACAACCGTCCGCGCCAGTCCCCCCTGCGTCTGCAGGGGTCGGGGCTGGGTCTCCTCAGTTACCAGGATTGTTTCAAGCGTTGCAACAACAACAGGCTCAACAACCTCAGTCTTTGCAGCCCGGACCGTTAGTCGCAGACGCCACTATCCCAATTGATCAAAAGAAAATGCAGGATCTTATGAAAGGGTTCCGTGGTGTTCGGTAATTGTAAAGTCTGTATTGAGAAGGAGCTTCGTATCACGGAGCTTAAAGAGCAAATCGCTTACTTCAAATCAGTCCTACATCCTGAGCCCAGAGCTCGGACCTATCAATTAGAACAAGAACTAGAGCAAGACATGGTCCTCGACGGAGGCGGCAAAGAAGAAGTCGATCTCGAAGCAGAAGCTATAGAGAACGAGCGTATCCGTAGAGAACAAGATGTCATTTTCAGTGGTAACACAGAAGAGATTAACTAGTGCCAAATCTTCAAGACTTAGAACTTACTAAGACAGACACAGACGACATAGATAAGATAGCAAGCCAAATAGAGAGCTTCTATAATCTAGATGCCGGTGTTAAGAATGCGCTTAGCTGGCACTGGGAGAAAAACCATTTGATGCTAGACGGTCAGCAATGGCTTGTCTATGAAGGCAACCGGGAAACTGGCGGTCAATGGAAACGTTTGTCTCCTTCTCCTCAGAACGAGTATATACCTCGTCCAGTTACTAACTATATCTATGACGGATATCAAACTCTTAAAGGTTATATACTAAAGAACAAACCTAGAATTACTATTCGTCCTAATACACAGAATAATAAAGATAAGACTGCAGCTAAGATTGGTGAGTTAGTAGCTAATACTAACTACGAACGCCTGCAAGAGATAGATAACTATGAGTATGCATGTTCTTGCTTACTTACTTATGGAACAGTCTTTAAAAAGGATTACTGGGATACGTCTTATACATCTCTAGTTAAAGTTCCCCGTATGGAGACACGTCCTGTTGTAGCTCCAGATCCTATTAATGGCGTTCCTATGCCTACAGGGCAGATGGAAGAGATTCATGCTCAAGATCCTCAGACGGGGGAATTTCTTTTTGATGAAATGCCTCTTGGTGATGTTAACACCGCTGTAATAGAGCCCTACCGTGTAGCGCTTGATCCTATGGCTTCTAACTTACATGATATTAGATGGATAATGGAATATAGCATTCGTCCTCTAGCTTGGATTGTAGAGAACTATGATAAGCCTGCTCAGAATGCGCAGCCTACAGAACCCACAGACGAAGACGGCTCACCTGATCAAAAATTAGATAATGATGGTGTCCCGATTCCTCCTCAGGAGCCTGGTTATACAGGTCTTGCTAAAGACGTAAAGCCTGAGAAACATCTGTCAGCTTCTTTAAGACGTTTCTTCCAATTGAAATCCAGTTCCGGAGTTAAAGGAATTATGGGTTCAGGAATGGGACAGACTTCCGGTGGTGGTGATTCCACGATGCTCGAAGAATCAGCAGTCGTTAAGGAGTACTATGAACGTCCTACTAAAGCGAACCCACACGGCAGACTCATGGTTGTCGCAAATAAGAAATGCATATACGCAGGACCTAGTCCGTATACGGGACCTCAACAAGGTGATTGGCACCCTTACTCAGCATGCAGATGGGAAATCGTTCCCGGAAGATTCTGGGGCAAGTCACCGATGGACGACGCAACCGAAGTCCAAAAACACATCAACAGTATAGACTCTGTAGTAATTCTGAATCGTAAGACAATGGCTATACCGCAGAAGATGATTCCTCGTGGGACTATGGCTATCAATGACTCATGGACAGGTAGACCGGGACAAAAGATTTTCGTAACTCCTGGTAGTAACGGTGAGATGCCGACCACTATTCCCGCATCACCACTGAGTGAGCAGGTCTTCCAAGAACGTACACAAAAAGTCGAAGACATTAAGACTCTCATGGGAGCACCTGACATTCTAAAAGGCGATCGTCCTCCAGGAGTCACAGCTTTCTCGGCATTAAACCTGTTATTTGAAATCGGGACAGGGAAGCTTTTCCCCATGGCAGATCGATGGAAGAGATTCATCGAGAGCAGTCAACGGAAGCAACTACAATTAGTATCTAACAAATTTAGAGAACCAAGACCACAGTTTATACAGAAGCTTATGAGCATGAATTCGGAGCTCACTTCTGATCAGATTAAAGACTTTCTGGGTAAAGACCTATATGATAATTGCAACGTAATTATCGACCCGGCTAGCGCAGTTCCCAAAATGAAAGCCGCTGAGCAAGCGAAGCTAATGGAGCTGGCACAACTAGGTATTCTTAATCTCGAAGATCCAGCTAATAAAAAAGAGTTCTTAGAGCGATTAGACATTCTTGGATTTGACGGCGGTTACGGTAAAGACGCCACCCGTGCGAAATTCGAGAATGACGACTTAGATGGACTGGGTAGTAATCCAGCAGGACGCAGACCGATTGTTATGGACTGCGATAACCATGACATCCATCTCTCTATTCATAACGACAGAGAGAAAGAACCAAGTTTCTTAGAATTACCAATCGAAGTTCAGCAGGCTTACATGCAGCACAAGATGCAGCATGAGCAAATGCAGCAACAACAACAGATGCAGCAGATGCAACAAGCTATGCAACAGTCCATGATGACGGGTCAGCCTCCTCAGCCACAACAACAAGAAAACCCCATGGGCAAACAACAGAAAATTACTAAGGGTAAAGGGATTTCTGCAAAAATGCAAAATGCCATGAACCCTGATTTGACTGGCGGAGGAACTGGCACTCGTGGGTAAGAAAACTAAGATCTACATGGGAATTCCCAGTAACGGGGATCGTATTGATGCACAAAACTACTTCCTAAGACGGATGGAGAAGCAATACGAAGACACTATAGAGTTTGTCTATCCTGAGATCTATGTCGGTAGAATGTTCCATGACTTCGCAAGAAATAGTTATGTAGAACAGTTCCTAGCAAGTGATTGCGACATACTTTGGTTTATAGACGCAGACATTGTACCCTCTGAAAGAGTCTTAGAGCTTGTTACAGTACATGGTGATAAGTGGGACTTAGCTGGTGCGCCCTATCCAGTTTGGATGAAACAGCCAGGCTTTGATACTCAACAGATTACATACTGTGTGTACAAGGATATCGCTGGAAATGGTGTTCTGTATCCTGCTGCAGTTCCGGAATCAGGGGTTGAATTCGTAGACGGTATAGCGACCGGTTGTATTTTCATAAGACGAGCAGTCCTAGAGAAGATGCAGAAACCTTACTTTGAATTTAAATACAATCCCGAAACACGAGAGATGACTGAAGGTGAAGACCTTGGCTTCTGTCGTAAAGTGAATGCATTAGGATACAAGTTCCTAATCGACTACTCAATGTTAGCACACCACTTCAAGCGTGTTTCTCTGCTTGACGTGTCTAACTGTATAGAGCTTCAGAAGCAAATGGTTATAGAGGAATGTGATAAAACCATCCGTCAGATCCTTGCTAAGAAAGAACTCCAGAAGCTCAACAAACCAAGAGTAGAGCCCATTAAATCTAGACTTATTTTACCATAAGGATGCCTCGCTGCTTCATCCCCGGCAAGCAATGTAGTTACAGAGCTAGTAATTAATCAATTGCATGAACGAATAGCTACGCTGTCTCCCAGCGCCCTCGTCAGGTTTGACGTAAAGGAACTACAATGTCCGACGATGTCGAAGTATCAAGCGAAGAAACAGATAATACTCCAGTTATCGAAGAATCAGCCCCGCAAGCTGAATCAAGTGGAGCGGAGACACAAGAAAGTGCTCCTGAGAAACAACCGGAAGAAAAGGTTGGCTTTAATGATCCCCGTCACCCAGACCATTCTCGTTTCAAAGAACTATTAGATGGTCAAAAGGAATATAAGCAACGTTTCGAAGACTCAGAACGTGAACGGGCTCAGTATAGACAATCTGTAGACAGTATGCAGCGTGAGTTGCAGCATTTAAGAGAACAAGCAATCCCTAAGAAGGAAGTACCCAAAGACGAGTTCCTCGAGAACTTAGAAAAGGTAAATCCTGCGTGGGCAAAGTCATTACAGGCAGTATACGATCAAGCTGGGAAGACCTCTCAGTTAGAACAACGTATAGCTCAATATGAAACACAACAGTATCAGAAGGAAGCTATAACTCACTTTAACGGGTTATTAGAGTCTAATAAAGTTACTGACCCATATGATCGTAAGATCTATGAACGTGCTATCAGAGCTGAAGTATACGACCGTGAAGCTCGTGGACAAAAACTAGCAATTAAAGACCTAGATAAGATCGTCAACGATTTTCACTCCGAATACAAAAAAGCCATGGAAGACCGCGAACGCGCAATTACCGCTAAGTATGTAACAGCTAAGAAGGCTGACGTAACACCTAAAGGAGCTACCGGCGGAGCCGCAAGTACTCCTACAGCAAAGAAGATCGCTGCAGGTGACATCTCAGGACAAGCCAAGTGGTTAGCTGACCAAATTAGGGCCATGAAGAAAACAATTTAAACAACAACTAGGAGTATACAATGGCATCAGCCAGTATGTCGTCCCTCACCTCGCTCTTGAAACGAATTCAAGACGGTGAAGTGGCAGACCAGCAAAATATGGAAGCTTTGTCTTTTGACGAGTTTTCGAAATCAGGTAAGAAGTACAACGCCGGTGGTAAAGGGTTCTTCGGAGCAATCAACGACTACGGTAACGAGTCGGTCGGTGCTTTGAACGAAACCGAACAATTCCGTACGATCGATGCTGAGAACTATCAACAGTATACTGTTGTTCCCAAAATCATGAACGGACCTATCGAGATCACTGGATTAGCAGTTGAAGCATCAGATGATGATGTTGAAGCTTTCGCAGAAGGTCTTTTGAAGGAAATCCAAGGCGCTAAGAAGCGTCTCAGAAAAGACATGAATCGTCAGTTCTTCGGATCTGGCACTGGGACTTTATGTACCCCCTCAGCGGCTGTATCAAGCCTTGCTACGTCTTTCACTGTGTCTTCAGCTCAGTACCTTCGTAAGAACATGGTTGTGGACGCTCAATCACAAGGTGTTAACAACGGTATGTCTCATAACAGGATCATTAACGTTGATAAAGTGAACAGCGTAGTTTATTTGACCGCTGCTCTCGGCGTGTCACTTGCTGCTACAGATCAGGTTTACAAGGAAAATATCCGAGTTTCTGCTTCTGCTGACGGTAAAGAGATGATGGGTTTAGATGGAATCATTGACGATTCTACTGTACTCCAGACGTTTGAAGGACTTGATGCTACTCAAATCTATGAGTGGAGATCAGTTCGAATTAACGCTGCATCTGCTAACTTGACCAGTGATTTGTTACAACGTCTCGAAGACGACATTGCAACACTGGGCGGAGAAGATCCAGACACTCTTATTACACACAAAATCCAAAGACGTAAGTACTTGGATCTCGTTGTCCCTGAAAAAAGATTTAACGATCTTAATATGGACGCAGGTTTCTCGAAACTTAAGTTCAACGGAAAAGAATTCTGGCTCGATGTTGATTGTCAAAAAGATCAGATCTTCAACATTAAGCGTTCAAGAATCTATAAATTCGAAGTAACTCCTATGGCTATGGGCGGACTCGATGAT